GTTTGCTATTCTTGTTACTACCGTTGCTTGATTTATTCAAAGTTTTAGAATTATTATTTTTATTGCTAGTTTTATTATTATTATTATTATTCCTATTGTTAACGTTGGAACTATTATTATTGGGCTTCTTCACTTGTTTATTGCCGCCCTGATTCTTTCCTTCACCCATTTAAATTATTTATGCCATAAGGTGTCATACTTGATTATCTTTGTACACCGAACCTAGTCTAGACTTCTAGACTAGGCAATGGAATGCCTTCCTTAATTATAGCACCTTCTTCAGCATAATATAATTCTCTGAATTGTTCTGGATGTCTCACTACGTACAATATCGCTGTCAACAATGGACCTACATCCAACTCACATTTATATCTTTCAAACAATATCATAGACAATGGTCCATCGATATACGAGTCGGAGAATGACTTGATGTTATCAGCTAACGACACTCTATACCTTTCGATATGTTCGTCGTTTATTAAATCAGTTCTCCCCAACTTTGTGACAACTTTAAGTAAATCTGGTACCACCCTAACGTAATTACCGACATCAATTATAAATTTTGAACAAAATGAAAGAGAGTCATACTTATAAAACTTCGATTCCAAATTTAGCATATTTGCAGCTTCCTCTGTTCTATCTGCAAAATCATTTCCAAATAATAAACTATCATCACCCACAAACATTCCATACTTAATCTGAGTTGGATACAAGTAAGACATTACAGCCATCGTTAAAAATGTATTACTCACCAAGGTCGTTCCAACACCACTCTTACGTTGAGCATTAACTCGCGCTCTAAAGCCAAAGTTATAGTCAACCAATTCAGAACTAACATTAGCGTCCCACCACATTTTCAAAAATTCTTCATCTACCCCAGCTAACCTATACAACTCCATTTCAAAATACAAAACTAAAAGTCCTTGACTTTTATCGAACTGTTTAAAGTCAATTTCTAGTGACTCGTACTTATTCATTATATCACAAATCCCGTCAGCATTAATACGCGCTTCAAAATCTTCCAATGACAATCCATTAAACACAACACAGTCTTTAGTTAACACAGCAATCAGTCTATTGGTGGCTTCTCGAAATACCGGACATGCAATTGCATTCATTGATTTATTGTGATAAGCAATTGTTTGTAACGCACTATAATCATTATGAGCACCCATTTCCAAATTAGGTTTTGGTTTCTGCTTTATCATCATACTGTACTTATATGCAGGAAAATCACTTAACAAAAACTCTTCATCCACACATTTATCAAGAGTTGCCGGTTGTGTAGTAACCCAATCTTTTGCTAATTCTAAACAAGGTTTGATGGTATGTTCTTGATATTCGCATAATAGTTGTTTCTTATCATTGGCTACAAATCTAGACACCAAGCTTTCAATTAACACACTAGCAATGTATTTTTCATCGTTATTCACGCTCACATTAGGCACATTCATATTTCTTTTCAATAAAGCAAGTAGTACTTCTTTTGGAGATTCAGGTCTAACTGCTGGCATATCTGTTTTAATATGTGGTGTCATATAGTCGTAGGTCTTTTCTTTGATATGCCATTTTTCTAAGTTGTACCCTATCGCGTCTACTGTAACTCCCAAATCACATTGCTGTATCACTTTCGGTGCTTCGCGTGTATCGTAATCAGAACCGTCTGGCTTCATTATGTTGTATGCTATTTGTATAATATTGATTGGGTCAGATACGCTTAATGATCGGAAAACTGGTGTTGGTTCTATAACGATGGGTTCATCTAATTTTTCGATACGCATAAGAGCTACTGGTTCATCAATATATCCATTATTCTTCAACATAGCTTGAATATTAGGAATGTTACATTTCTCCTGTGAGGTATCGTGCATGTAAAGGTTTATCTCAGTATCAGTTAAAGAATCATTGTAACTATGACTTAGCATAGTTTCAAATTCCTTCTGAGTAAAGACATGATAGTAATCTAAATACCTTTCTTCTCCATAAAATAGTCCCTGCACGATATCCATTCCACCTAAGGGAATCTCATCTAACTCATAACCACCCCCTACCAAACCAGAAATAAACAATGCATTTACTTCAGCAGGTAATTTGAATGATTCACTTCCTTGAGCAATGTAATCACTGAATCCGTTCTTTTCAATGTACTTCAGATTATTCCTAATTCGTTCCTCATATATATCTCCTTTCAATGATGATGGTCTGAAATATCTGAACTTATTTGTATGACGAGTTGTTGCGATCAATAGATATGTAAGTTTTTGATATATTGGTTCCTTCGTTTTATCATTCAGCCTGATAAAATACACATCACTAACCGATTTTCCTTCTGATTCGTGCACTGTCATTATGTTCGCATGGTGATGTGGCATTAAATGAATCAATCTAGCTTTCTCAGGCTGCGTATTAGTTGTTATAATAAACGAATTCTTCGATTGCTTGATTAGATTTTCAATAGTTTTAACCACATTGTCATGAGAATTAAACGTCCCCAAACTCATACTCTGATGACTAGCGTTAGTTGTTACAAAACCAATTTTTCCCTCTCGCATGTATTCAGCTCTCCACATAACTGCCACATCAACTGGACATCTATGTGATATATTAAAATGTCCTAAATCTATAGCAACTGATGATAGTATATCAAATAAAGTCTTATTGAAACTGTTACGTTCGATATGTGGTAATTGATTGCAGTCTCCCAAACATAC